TCTTTACTAAGTGGGAACAATCTGGACTTTTAGAAGGAATGGATAATGAATGGCAACGTTCTGGTATGGCTACATTGTTAGAAAACCAGGCACGTCAGTTAATATCTGAGAATTCTACTACTTCACCTAGCGCCGGTGGTGGTGTTGGAGATGAAGAATGGTCAGGAGTTGCTCTACCATTAGTAAGACGAGTATTTGGTAATATCGTAGCACAGGAACTTGTTTCTGTTCAGCCTATGAACTTACCTTCCGGACTAGTATTCTATCTTGATTTCAAGTATGGAACTGCTGCTGGTAAATTTAGTGCCAATGATTCAATTCATGGTAAAACAGGTCCTAACTCACCATCTGGTTCAGTTGCTCCTTTCGGAACAGACGGACTTTACGGAGTTGGTAAATATGGATATTCCATCAGTCAATCTGCAGTTTCTGTTGCTATAACATCAGCTCCTGTCGCTAGTTTTAAGGACATTGATTTTAATAGTGAAGATTCTGCTTCAATAACTGCTGGACTTTTCAAAATAAGTCTTGCTAAAACTAACTTTCCTGAAGCTGATTTTACAGCTGTTAGGTCATGGAACTTTGCTGAAGATGGAGTAACTAATGTTCTTAATCAGTATACTAAGGTAAGTGGTGCTAATGTTGACATAATTGTTGATTCTGCTAAGGCTTTAAATGCTACTGGTTCATATACAGTTAACTATGTTAAACAACCTTCTGCTGCTACTCGTGGTGATTTTGAAGATAGAATCGGTAATGCTAATGTAGATCAGTTGAGTATACCTGAAGTTAACTTGGAAATGAGATCATTACCAATTGTTGCTAAGACTCGTAAGTTGAAAGCTGTTTGGTCACCTGAGCTTGCTCAAGACTTAAACGCTTATCATTCTGTAGATGCTGAAGCTGAATTAACATCAATGTTAAGTGATTACATCTCAATGGAAATTGATTTGGAAATCCTTGATATGTTAATTAGTGATGCTCAAACAGAAGAATACTGGTCAGCAAAAGCTGGTGAGGACTTCGATTCAGGTACTAACTCGTTTGCTACAACTACTTTCTACGGAACTCGTTTTGAGTGGTATCAGACATTAGTATCTAAGATTCAAAAAGTATCAAATGAAATTCATCGTTTGACACTTCGTGGTGGTGCTAACTTTGTAGTTGTTGCTCCAAAAGTTGCTACTATACTTGAATCACTTCCTGGCTATGTAAGTCAACCTGGTGATGGTGGAAATGATCAATTCGGCATGGGTATCTCTAAGATAGGTCAAGCTGCTGGTCGTTACACAATCTACAAGAATCCTTACATGACTGAAAATTCAATCTTGGTTGGATTTAGAGGAAGTAACTTCCTAGAAACTGGTGCTGTATATTCACCATACGTTCCGTTAATTACAACTCCATTGGTTTACGATCCTAGTGATTTTACTCCAAGAAAAGGTGTGATGACTCGTTACGCTAAGAAGATGATTCGTCCAGAGTTCTATGGTTTAATTCATTGTAAGTCACTTGACTTAGTCTAAATTATATCATAAACCTGATACATAATAATAGGGGGGAACATAAGTTTCCCCCTTTTGTTTTTAACTTATATTTATAGTTGATATCAATGTGATATTAATTTAAATTAATAACAAAGTCTTAAATGACTATATGATTTTTCCCGCGGCTGGGTAAATCAAGGAGAAAATCAAAAATGGCAAATACAATTAAAAAAGTTACAATGAATGATGGGAGTACCTTTAATTTAGGATCTATCGAAGAAGCTGCTATCAAAGGAGTAGAGCAAGGTGCTAATGTCTTCGATGATGCACAGGTACTGAAATCAACGTTACAAGTTCAAGGACTGTCACATACAACACACTATGGTAATACTTCAGGTTCAATCATAGCTGATAGTACTGCAGCTTTATCTTTAAGTGGTTCGACTGCTTTTGGTAGAACATTTATATGTGCATTAGATGGAGCAGCTAAAACAGTAAATTTTCCACCAAGTGTAGGTGCAGCTGATATTGGAAAACAATTTAAAATAGTCCAAGGTCCTTCATTAGTTGCTAGTGGTGTATTAACATTAAAATCTCATACTGGAAACACATGGTCAGAAAACAGTTGGTCAAGTGGTACTGCGGTTGATGAATTTAAACCTGCTAGTCATCTTAATAATACAATAGTAATTAGTGGTGCTAATACCAATAGTGCTTTTGGTGCTGGTTCAACAATTACTGCAACTGTGGTTGCTGCTGGTAAGTATAGAACAGAGATTCAATGCATCCCATTAGGTGCAGGAAATGATGCTATAGCTTATTCAACAACATAATAACTGGAGAAGATAAAATGGCAAATTCAAAAACACAAGTTACTATGAATAATGGCTCTAAAGTTAATCTAGGTGACATGGAAAAAGCTGCTATTAAAGGTGTAGAACAAGGTACTAATGTCTTTGATAGTGCAAATGTAATGAACTCAACATTACAAGTTCAAGGCCTATCACATACAAGTGCGTATGGTGATACATCCGGATCTACTATTCCAGATACTGCAGGAACTTCTTCATTAGATTCAACTGCTTTTGGTAAGACACATTTATCTTTACTTAATGATGAGAAAAGATTAGTGATTCTTCCAACAAATGTAGGTGCTAGTGATATTGGTAAAAAGTTAGTAATTAATCAAGGTGCTTCTTTGGTAGATACTGGCGTATTGGATATAAGTACAGGAGCTGGAAATACATTAGCTATGAATAGTTGGGCTGGTGGTATTGGAGTTACTAAGTTTAGACCACTTGGTGATGCTAATAACAGAGTAACAGTTACTGGTGCTGATACTAATAGTGCTTTAGGAGCTGGTTCAACCCTTACAGTAACAGTAGTTGCTGCTGGTGAATACATGACAGAACTTCAATGTGTTCCATTGGGTGCTGGAAGTGATGCTGTAGCATTTTCAACTAAGTAGTAATTAACTTAACTACCGAGTACATAACAAAGGGGAAGACTTCGGTTTTCCCCTTTTGTTTTTATAAACTTTATATTTATAGTTAAGGAGAACTATAGATGCCAAAATTAGAATATGCTTATGTTGATCCGTCAACCTTTTCAAGTGGTGAAACACCATATGGAACTTATGATGCTGATAGTACATTTCAAACTGATATTGTTTCAGTAACCAAGTGGTGTGCTAAAAGACTTGGGTTTCCTGTTTTACAATTAGAAATACCAAGTAGTTCAATTTATGCTTGTTTTGAAGAATCGGTAAATGAATACTCACAACACATAAACAACTACAATATAAAGAATTGGATGTGGGAACAGTATGGTGAGAAAAGTAGAATATCAGGATCATTAGGTACAGGTTCTGCTAATCCTATAACTCCATCATTAGGAGCATCAATTGGACTATCTGATAAATACGGTCAAGTTGTTAATATGGGTGAAAACTTTGACCTAAAAAAAGGACACATTGTTTTATCTGGCTCACAACAAGATTATGATTTACAAGATGTTTGGGCTAATTCCAATGAGAGTGGTAAAAGAATTGAGGTACAAAAAGTATATAATCAGGCTCCAGCGTCTATATCAAGATTTTACGATCCTTTTGCTGGTGGATTTGACCAAAGAAATATGCTAGATGCTTTTGGTTTTGGTAATGTCGCGCCAGGTGCAACATTTATGTTACATCCAATCAGTTATGATTTAACTAGGGCAAATCAAATTGAAACATCTGATTTGGTTCGTAAAAGCGCTTATAGTTTTGAAATACATAATAATAATCTAAGGATATTTCCTAGACCAACAACCAGAGACACCGGAGAAAAGTTATATTTTGAATACTATGTTAAAGACGATATTAGAAACACAGACAATGTTAATGCTGGTTTACAAGGTGGGGTATCGGATCCTTCTAATGTGCCATATAAATTTATTACCTATAGCTCTATCAATCAACCTGGTCGTCAATGGATTAGAAAATATACTTATGCTCTTGCTAAAGAGCTATTGGGTATTATTAGAAGCAAGTATAGTTCTATGCCGATACCTGATGGTGAGGTAACATTAGATGGTGAGGGGTTAAAAACAGAGGGTAGGGAAGAAAAACTACAATTACTAGAAGAGTTAAAAGAATTTTTAGAGTCGGTATCTTTAACTGAAAAGTTAAAAGCTGAAGCCGAAGAAGCAAATGCTCAACAAGAAGTGTTAGGGAAAGCTCCACTACACATATACATAGGATAACATATGTCTGCTACTAGACCATTTTTTATTTCCCAAAAGGAAATCAACTTAGTTGACCATATGAATGAAGAACTCATTGATGAGATAGTCGGTCAATCAGTTGATATTTACAAGATAGCACCAGAACATACTAATTCTAACATATATGGTGAATCAACCACTAAGTATTTCAATGTTGGGTTTAGGGTAAATTGTCTGATACGATATAATGCTCCTGAAGTAGAACAATTTAATGAAGCAGGACCTGATTCCAACTCTACAATAGATTTAATGTTTCAGAGAAATAATTTGGCTAGTGGTAGTCTGAACTTTTTTCCTGAAGCCGGTGATGTATGTGATTGGAATGAATGGTATTGGGAAATCAACGGAGTTACAGAACCACAACTTATTGGTGGTCATCCAAACTTTAGTCATGCTATAAAAGCAACAGCACATCGTAGTAGATTGTCATCTATTAACATAGAGGAAAGACCAAGATAATGGCTATTCAACTACTAGATAAGAAACTTGTGATGAAACCAAGAAGGTCTTCTGTGGTAAAGGTTGAAAAAGAACTTGACTTTGTGGAAAATTATGATAGTGATAGTGAAAATATCTACCAAGAACCAAGAGCTGATAAGTTTGATGAAATAATAGGTTTGTTAAAACAAGGTAGCGTATATGGGGAGAAAGATAATATCACATTAGGTGCTGTAGATGTTCCTATTGAAAAACAAATAGCTATTGATAAGGTATCAACCAAAGGATTAAAATCAGAAACATATAAAAATGATTCTAAA